TAAATATGAAGATTTTGAAACCTTGTTTTTTGAAAGTTTGTGCAGTAGTGATTACTGACATATTAGGGGCATCTAAGGCTACATTTGATGGGTCAAAAAAGAAATCCCAATCTATCTTACCACCACCAATGTTGATAGCAGCTTTTCTCCTTTGGGTAATATCCGCCAAAGTTCCATCTAAATCAAAAATTACTATTTTTTTACTCATATCTCAATTATTTACATAGTAAATATACGAAAAATAATTGAGAAATCCAAATTTTTTTGGACTTTTTTTATGAAATTTTAGCTGAACCTACATCAATTGGTTCCCTTTTCATGTGATTACCTTTAGCAAAGTTTGCACCTTCTTTGATATAACCAGTAAGGAACGCTTTTCTGAATCTATTTGAATTATTTGGTTCTGAACCATGTACTACATTTGAATGAAGTAATGCAACTTGTCCTTTTCTTAGGTATCCATCTATGTGTGGAAAATTATGGTCCTCTGGTAATACACAAGGTTTACCTCTTTCGTTTCTCCAATTCTTTGGATTTGAACCTGCTCTTTCTTCATCCACTTCGATAGGTAATTTTCCTAATCTATGTGAACCCTCTAAATACCATACAGAACCATTATTAGGGTCGTGATTATCAAATGCAATAGAAACATTGATTATTTCATTTGAATTACATTGTGTATAGAAAATGTTTTGATGCATATCTCTACCTAATTGACCTGGTGGTTTAAAATATGCCCAAGTTTGTACACCAAATATCTTTCCACCCATCAAAAATTCACATGCTTCAATAATTTTTGGATGTTTCATTAAACCAGTAAGAACTTTTGATTCTTTGTGTGGATACATATATGGGTCGTATTCACCCCATTCACCTTCTGTATCGTTCTCTTGTCTATTAATTCTGATTCTTTCTAATTCATCAGCACATGCATCTACTTCACTTTCTGTGAGTAGATTTAAAATAGATACTCCTTTGTATCTCCAATCAAATTGTAATTGTTGTTTTTCTAATTCGGTAAGATAACTCATATAACCTTAATTTACTTTGTATATTAATATATATTAAGTTTTGTAAAATTGTTGTAAATTTGGAAGATATAATTTTAAACTTGGTATAAGATGTGATTGATTTCTTATTGCAATACTATTTGATATTGCAACACCTTTATCTATTTCATTTCCTTGTGAATCGTATTTAGGAGTTTTTGAACCAGATATTCTCCATCTTATACTTGATGTTTGATATGCAACAATACTTCTTAGTTTTTTAAATGTTAGATTATCTATTTCATATATAACTGAACCTTTATCGTTTGCCCTCTGTGCAAAGTATCTTCTTATATATCCTACTTTATAATCGTTTTCAGTTGGTTTAGGCACAGAAGTTTTAAATTTGATATTAGAATCAAAGTTTTCAGTTTTTATTCTATTGTATCTATTAATACTCATTATACCTTATCCTCATATACTTTTAATTCACCATCAACATCTGCTTTTTCATTTCTTAATTTACCTCTTACAGTTGTTGTCCATATACTTTGTTCAATACTATGTGATACTTCTACCACTTGAAAAACTTTATCATAGTATCTTGGTAAATCTGTTATTGAAAATGTATCACCAATTTTAAAACCACTCACTCCAGGTAATGTGAACTCAAATTCAATAGGTAGTAATGGAATGTTTGCTACTTCACCTTTTTGTGCAAATTCAACTGCTTCATCTAAATTTTTAATTGTTCTTAGTATTTGTGTATCTCTCCATGTACTTACTCGTGCAACTACATCTAATGTTGAATTATTACCTCTATTTAAATCAAAGAACCCTTGTATTAAATCTAAATTGGCTTTTCTATCTTGAATATAAGGAATTACATTAGCATTACTTAAAACTAACTCATAATTTGCATTTCTTACTTCTTTAATATCATCTGCTTCAACAAATACTCCTTTAATTCCACTACCCACATCACTTGCCGATTTACTTATCCAATCCCAACTTTTTTCATACCAGGCTTTATCATTTTTTTCTAGTTTTTCATTATATTCTTCATCAGATAAAATACCAGCATCTTTTGCTTGTTCTTTTTCCTTTTTTTCTCTCTCTTCCTCTGCATCAGATACGGTCTCATTAAATAAGTAAATTAATTCTGCTACTTCATCTGTAAGATTTTCTGAAAATAAACCTGTAAAATCTTTTTCTTTTTGTTCTGCATTTGGATTTTTTACCTTTCCACCCTTTTTCCTTTGCCCAACAACTTGACCTTTCATTGATGCGGGAATATCAAATTTTAAACTTGCTGCAGTAAATGGTGAATTTATACCTCGTGATTGAAATGCACAACGACCAAATGTTGGAACTGATTTTCTTTTACCAAAAAATGTCATATCTACAACATGAAGTTCTTCTTGACCAGGAGTTGGAATTGCTCCATTTTTATTTCCTCTCACATTTTTACAATACCATTGATAAAAAGGGTCTGAATCATTACCATTTTTACTCTTAGCATCGTTATAGTCAATGGATTGTTTCTCAACTATCTGAAACTCCCACATCATATTTACACCTTGGGATAATCCATTTAAAAGGGTGTACATAATATCTTTTGATAAATAACTACTTTGTTCGATAGTTCTACAAAAGAAATCAAAATCAATATAAAGGTTTCTTAAATACCCCCAATTATGAGCATTTGCTTCCATAGTTTCAAAACTAACATCACCATCCTTTTGGTCATTTACTTCAAGAGGGTCATTACTTGGAAAGTAAGAATATTTTTCTGCTCCATGTGGATTTGGGTGCATATCATTTATTGTATTACCAAAAGAATCATTAAATTCTTTAGAACCATTTGATTTTTTTACAAGTAAATTTGGTATTGGATTGGTAAACCCAATAATTTTTTCATTCTCACCTTCTCCTTCTCTAACTGGGTCTGCAAATGCACCTTCAATTCTAAACCTTGGATGATATTTATTTGGAATATATAAAGTGTTAGGGTCAACAGAATACATATGTTTATGAGCTCTACAAATTGTATTTTGCCAACTTATGTACATAGGTGAAACTGTTGCACCATCTTCACAAATAATTGGTATTTCTTCACTAACACCAGGTTGCATTTCCATAATTGTAAAAGCTAATGCAACTCTAATATACCTTCTATCTGAAAATAAAGGTTGGTCTGATGGAATCTTTCCTTTCACACTTCCACCGGTTCCTCCACTTGCACCACCGAATGAATCAGTATCAATGGGTTGTTTTTGTACATCTTCACCTTCTTGAGTTAACGCACCTTGTGATACATCATTGGGTGAAATTTCATTTGCTAATTGTTCTCTATTAGTATTACTTGTTAATGCAAGTTGTCCACTTTTTATTTCTTCAGTAAGTTCTTTCCTTATAAATCTATCCATGTTAACAAAGTTAGCAGGATTAGTTGCCCACTCTTCATTTATAAGGTTTCTAACTTTATTAATTCTTTTATGACCAGGTAAATCATTGAACATCTGTTTAAAAAGTGATTCCCCAATTTCTTTTGCAGATGGTTCTTCACTTTTTACTTCAAATTCAGCGGGTTCAAATCTTTTACTCGTAGCATTCAAATCACCTTGTGTAAATGTTTGAATGTTTTTATGATGTTGTAAATATGCAGGCATTTCACCGATTGAAGTTAATTCCACTTCAATATTGTAACTTTCATTATCACCAAAGGTTGTATTACCACCAGTTATGATTGCTAACATTGCATCATAAGTTCCATTAGAGTTTCTTCTTTTTTGTTGAATGTGTGCAATATTTTTATATTTTACTACATTACAAAGTTCTGATAAATCTGCCTTCTGTCCTACACTTTGTGCTTCATTAAATCCCCATTCTACTAAACAATGTACACCTGGTTCTAAAAAATAAGATATAACTGTATTTGCTTGGTCTTTAGTATATGCATTGATTGTAAAACTTACCTTTTTACTTAAACCTTCATTTCCTTGTGAAATACTAATACTATCAATTGTTGGTGATGGTCTAAATCCTCTCTTAGTTTGCTGATAAAAACCACCATCTGCTGTTCCATAAATCGAATTACCTTCTTTATCAACTCCTACTCTACCACTTTTATTAGTATCTCCATATCTTTGAGCAAAAGTTTCGGTACCTCTAATTGATTCGAGTGATAAAAAATTACCTAATGTAGAAGTAACTTTAACCCAAGGTTGTTTTTGAGACATACCTACATTATTACCAGTTCGAGAAGAAATGGTGTCAAAAATCCTCTTATCAATATTTGCTAATTGTGGAAAACCCATAACTATTTATAAAAATCGTTTAATATTTTATTTTTATCTACTGGTATTCTTAATATTGTTCCATCTGAAACTGCAAATGGTGCATCGTGAAGATTATTCGCTGATGCAATAATCCACCAAAGTGAAGAATCACTATAAAATTGATTAGCAAGTGTATCTAATCTATCCCCACCTTGAGTTACGATATAAATATCATTATCTCTTTTGGGTATCTTAGGATAGATTTTAGAACGATAGACTTGTCTACCATCTTTTAATCTTTTCTTTTTATTATTTTGATATCTACTTGCCATAATTTATTATACCATATCTCCTGTACTATTCTCATCAGTATTTCTATATTCTCTAACACTACCATCATCAAAGATAACTACAAATCGTTTTTCACCACCAGCATAAAATGGTGTTCCTTCAAGTCCAATCATATTTGCACCACCATCTATTGCAAAAGCCTTTTCTCCTTGTAATCTTTTATCTGATTCAGGTAATCTTTTAAAACCATATAACTGAGTAAAAGTTTTATAATTTGCTTTTTGTGCTTCTAAAACATTATCTGGTGTATCTTTAATTGCCTGAGATGGTGTTTTTCCATCTAATTTATCACTAGCTGCAGATTGTGAGCCTTTATCTGCCGCATCTTCTGGTGAAGAATCGGTTGAACCTACATTTGGATTTTTATTATTTCCGATAGATTTTGGTATATCTGGTATATTTAGTTCTTTTGAGTCACTCTTTTTAGTAGTTGTAATTTTTGTTGAAGTTGATTCACCATTAGATTGACCATCACCAGTAGTAGGTTCTGTACTAAATTGACTAGATTCTCTTTTTTCATTTATTGCATCAGCAGCAGCTTTACTAATATCAAAATCATATACTCTATCTTCTGCACCATCTTGTTCAATAAATTTAATTGTCATTGAAACATCAATAAATTTTGGTAAATATCCTAACTCATTATTTGTTTCCCAAACTCCTTCATCAGGTATAGTATATTGTAATGATTCAATAAATGAAACTCTGTTATTATACATCGAACCCAATCTAAATTCAATAATAGGTGGATTTGATAAACCATTATTTATTGTTGGATAAGTATATGTTGTCAATCTTTTTAATCTTTCCCAATTAGATTGAAGAGCCAGTGGGTTTTCTGATACTACTTTTATACTAAGTGTTATACTTCTTTCAACACCTTCGTATAAGTAAAATTGATAAGGATTACCTAAAAATCTTTGTCCACTCCATGATGGTGATGTAGTTTCAGTAAGACCAGTTAAAATTGCTCTAAAGGGTATTGCTTTTTTCGAACCTTTTCTTCTAAACCATAGCGGTATTAAATCTTTTTTTACATCCTCTCCAACTTTAACAAATGCATCATTTTCATCTAATTTGTAATCATCTGCTAAACTTAATTCTTCAATACCTAATTTTCCTCTACCAATATTATATGTATTTTTTATTTCATCTTTAAGTTTTTCAGATTCAGATGTCCTTTGTTTATTAACTAATGCTTTATCTTTTTCTTTAGGTTCAAAAGCATATTCAGTTTTACCAAATCTACCGTTATTTTCTGTTCTTGGGATGTTATAAATTGGAGAAACTAATCTCAAATCAATTTTTTCTATACTTTGATTACCAAATGGAATTGGAGATTTATCTTTATATTCACTTTCTTCGGTTTTACCACCTTCTTGTTTATATCTTCTTCTTTCTTCTAATACTTTAGTATATTTGTTTGTATTAGTATATTTGGTTTGTACTTCTTCACCTATTGCTTCACCAATTGTTTGAGGTTCTCCAAATAATGCACCTCTTAATTTATCTTTTACTAAACCAATTCCTTTTCCTAATGCTTGTTTACCAATTGTGGTTGGATTTCCACCACCAGTTGATTTTAGTAATGCACCTAAGCCAGTACCATTTTTACCCATGAAACCGTTATCTACTGGGTCTGCAGAAGTTTTACTATTATTCCCTCTTAATTCAATAATTTTATCTGATACTTTGGTAGGAATTTGATTTGAAGGTATTCCTAATTTATCATTAACAAAATCTCTTGCTTTATTTATTGCTCCACCTACTAATCCACCACCTGCTGTACCACCATTAGCACCTTCTTTCATTTTTTCCAAATCAGGTGTACTTCTCAAAGCAATTCTAGTTGCTTGATTTCCATATATAAGTGGATTGTTTACATCTACTAATGATTTAATTCTAATACCAGTAGTTTCTTGTTCTATTAGAGTTTCTGTATCAGATTTAACCTCAGAATAGTTTGTACCATATCTGTATGAATTAGGGTCTCTAAATAATTCTCCTATTGTTCTTCCCATTGGTTACTCCTATTGTATTACTGCGGTTTGTTTTAAATTATTATCTTCGTTACCAAAAACTGTTCTACCTACAACAGTTCCATCCATTTTAATAACATGACCTCTTTTTAAAGTATCATGCATCATTCTCAACTCATCGTACATTTTTTGTTCCAAGGATTCTCCACCCTCTTCTACTGCACCTGTCTCTGCTGAACCACCAATTCCTAATATACTAGCAAGTTTTATGATTGTACCAGAGATTGCTGCAATTCCTGCTAACATAAGTAGACCAGGTAAACCAGTTATTGCCAGATATGCAAGTGCTGCTCCTAATACATAAAGTGCTCCGGCTAAACCAAACATTGAAAGTGTAAATATACCTAACATTCCTGCCATTGCAATCATTGTGGTTAACCCTTCCATAAATCCACCTAACATATTGAAACCAATTGCTACTTCTTGAATTGCTTTACCAAGTATGAACATAGCTCCTGCAACAATCACCATTGCTGCAGCCCCCGCAATAATTGCAAGTGCACCAACTCCACTATTCATAATCATACCTAAAAGAGCAAGTGCCCCAACCAAAGCAAACATAGAAGCTACTGCCATTCCTACTGAACCCCAACTTACTTCCATAAATTCTTGTACTGCTTTTCCAAATACAAATAAAGAACCAGCAACAAGAACTAATGCTCCTGCTCCTGCTAGAAGTTTACCTGGATTTATTTTTGAAATCATACCAGTTAATCCACCCGTCCCTTTAGTAGCAGGACCAGTTGATGGTATTGTTGGAGCCATTTTATTAGCTTTAAATCTCATATCAGGTAAACCAGATTTGGTAAGAGGACCTGCAGGACCTTTAACTAAACCTAGTTTTTGTCCTAATCCTTTTATACCACCACCCATTTTGGAGAATAATCCTCCCATGATTGCAGTTCGTTTATTTGCTATAGCAAGTAATCCTAAGAATGAACCAAATGCTGTTAATATACCAGGTAGGTATGTATTCATTAACATTCCTTGTAATTCATTTGTAGTACTAAATTCAGCATTACCCATTGCTGCCATACTATTTGCTTTACCTTGATTTGCAACCATTTTCTGAAGTTGTTGTACTGATACACCCATTAAATCAGCAGTTGCCTTTCTTTGGTAATAATTCATTCTTTCGAATTCGGCCTGTCCACCTATTTGTCTTAATACTTCTTTTGTTGCACCTTCTATATCATTATTAAATGCTAACTCTCTCGCTTTATTAAGATTAATATTTTTACCTAATAATGCACTTAATTCTAATTCTTTTGTAATAGATGATTCAAAATCAAGTAATCCTTCTGCGATACCTGCAATCTCACTCATTGAAACACCAAGTTTCGCTGCATATCCGGCTGCCTCTAAAATATTTCTACCACCATCTTTACCAAATAGAGCAAAATTTTCTGTATTTGCTGCTAAATCACCCATCAATTGTGCAGGTATAATACCATTTTGTTCTGCAAATTGTTGAGTTGATTTTATTAAATTATTTGCTACATCAACCGAACCATCATTTAATGCACTTAGTTGATATTGTAATTTTGCTGCTTCTGATTCGGATATTCCAAAGTTATTTGCTATTAAGTTTGTGGTTGCTTGAACTCTTAAAGAAGCTTCTTCAATACCACCAAACTCCTGTCCTAGTGCCTTAAGTGATTGAGTAGAATTATCAAAAAGAAATCCTAATGCAGTTGCACTTCCTACATTTCCACCTAAACCTGCACCTACTCTACCTAATTCTTTATTAGCCTCTGCAAGTTTTCCAGCAAATTTACCAGCAGCAATAAATGCAAATCCTAATACACCTGTAATTGATTTAAGTTGTATTAATGTAGTTTGTACAGTTTCAGATATTCCTTGAAAAGTTTCTTTAACTTGTTTTGATGCGTTGGTTTGTTTTTCTAATATATTTTTTTCTGTTTCAGATAATTTAGCAATATTTTGTGCTTGACCATATTGTGCATCTAAATTATCAAGTAATTCTTTAGATAATGTTACTTCTTCTCCTAAATCAGATAAAGCTTTATCATATTGTTGTACTTTAGAAGCTATTTGTTCTGAATCTTCTGCATTTAAATCAGCTATATCTCTTGATAAACTAAGTAAGTTTTCTACTTGGTCTTTTTGGTCTTTAGTTAATCCTTGTGATTGTATTAAACTTGATAGGGATTTTGTTTGTGCATTTTTAAAATTTTCGTATGAATCACTAATACTACTAATACTTTTTTCAATATCTGCATATTGTTTTTGTTGTGAAATATTAGCTTCTTTTAAATCATTTGCTAATTTTCTTATAGTTGCTCTTCTTGATTCTATGGCATGAGTATAATCACGCTCAGATTTTAAGTTCATTTTTATGTACTTATCTTCTTCTTTGCGTAATTGTTTTATTTGCTCTAAAAGTTTTTTTGTTTCTCTTGTTGCCATTTAAAGATTAGTTCCTATTTATATTTTTTTAAAAGTTTATCTAATTCTTCTTTTTCCTTTTTTATTCGTTCTAAAGAGTTAAGAACTTTAGGTGGAAAACCTCTTTGTTTTGCTTTCTTCAATAATCTATCTGAAGTACCTTTTTGAATGTTATCAAAAAAATCTCCGATAAATCGTGATACCACATTTAATTCGTTTAATTCCTTTTTTGACATGATTTCTCCTATATAGTTTTATACTACTATAAATATAGGGTAAAAAAAAAGTGAGGATTATTTCCTCACTCTTACATTTGGTCCTCTCGAACCACCTTTTTTATTTATCTTATCGTACTCTTCTTTTTCCTTCTTTTTAGCCTCTACTAACTTTTTGAAATAGAACCTTCTCCAATGAACTGGCATGAAGTAAACCTCACTCCAAGTAAATCCATTACCGAAGTTAACCATTTCCCAAATTTGGTTATGAAGTTGGATTGAGTAATCACTCGGCAGGGTAAAAAAACCCGGCACCTAAAGGTATGTCAAGTGCCTCCGTGTCACCTGTGATATCAGATGTGAAATTAAATTTCAAATCTAAATCTGGAGATATCTTAGCAACATAGTTTCTAAGTGCTCTTGTATCTCTTGCTAAAAGGTTATTCTTCACAAAGTTATTGATGAATCCTCTATCGGTATTACCATCAATATCTTGAATCATATATCTTAAACGAGTACTTACCTCAGCACTTGCACCATCTTTATCTTTAGATAATCTTTGGATTGCTTGTATCTCTGCTTGGATATCTTTCTCATCTTTATGAGTTAATAATTTGAAAATTATTTTCTTTTTAGCAGTGGGTAACTCGAATTCATATTTGTTATCTGAATTTAAAAGAGAATCATCGACCTCCTTTATTTGTATTTTAGATAAATCGATAGCTACTTTTTGTGCTTCACCGGTAAATGGGTCATTCACTTCAACATCATATTGAGCACCATATCCTAATATTCTTGTTGCTAACAATATTGCATTTTTATCACCAATAAGAATATCACCAGTTTCTACACCTTCTTGTACTACAACTGACTCAAACAATTTATCTAAAACCACCCCCTTTCTTATCAAATTTTGTGAAGCAAGTATATCTTCTTCTTTTGCTGTCATATACTTGATTTCAATCGTACCCTTTGATAACGGGTGTCCTTGTGGATAAACCTTACCTTTTGATGGTAGGTCTATGATTTCGGTTGGAAATTCGTAATTTGCCATATAACTTAATTTTTATTACTTTTATATAAATATATACTTTTTAAAAAGTTGGAATATGGACAAAAAAAAAGTTCTCACATAGAGAACTTTTTCTTCAGAAATTTTATTAGTATTAGTATTCTAAAACTGCGTAATCATAAGATAGTGTTAAAGTAATCTCAACTGGGTCAGTTGCGTTAGCCCAATCTAAATCGTTAAACACTGCATTGTTGATAAATGCACCTTTTAGAGTCCATTGTTCAATTTTATCACCCACAGGTCCTAATAGATAACATTGGATATCTTTCTTATAGAAATCTGCGTATCCATCTCTACCTGTTAAGGATTCGTGTGATGTTCTCACCCAATCCATTACTGCTTGTGCTCCACTTGGAACAATTGGGTCATATAGAGTAATCTCTACATCTTGCCATTCACCTTTACCTTTTAATTTTCTCTTAACATTGATGTGGTCAAGAGTTATTGTTTCAAACTGAATTGAAGGTCTGTTAGCCGTTTTTATAAGATATGAAGGGATACCATCGATTTCCATGATGAATCTATTCTTCATCTTCGGTTCGAAGTTGGTATAAAACATATCGTTAAATTCTAATACTTCTGCCATTTTTTTCTCCTATTATACTAATAAATATAGTTTCCTTTTATTTTTGTTCATTTATGCCGTAAATGATGCTCCAGTCGGTAAGATATTGAAATCTAACACGATGAATTCAGCAGTTTTTGTTGGTTGTAAGAAAATCTGTCCAGCCAATATATTTCTGTCGATTACATCTGGTGTGTTGTTTGTTTCATCCATCACCACTCTAAAAGCATACAATCCTTGTCTTTGTTGTATTCCTTCTAAGTAAGGGTTTACTGTGTTTAAGAATCTACTTCTTGTTTGAGAAGTGTTTTGTTCAAAAACTAAGTATCTTGAAGTAGAAGCAATATACTTCTTAACTTTGATTAATAATCTTCTTACATTGATTCTATCTAATGCAGAAGCCTTATCTTGTAAAGTTTTCTGTCCGAATGCCACGATACCTTCACCTGGGAATTGTGCGATTGGGTTAATCTTTCCTTCGTATAAAGTATCTCTCTCAGCGTGAGTTAATCTGTTTAGTACAGATACCGCTCCAACAATTCCACCTCTGTTTAAACCAGCTGGTGCAAACCATTCTGCTGCGATTGCATCGTTTGCTGCGTAAATTCCAGGCATCAATACTGATGGTGGAACTGCAGTTAATTTATTTGTGTTTCTATCAATTGTTTTAACCCATGGGTAGTAAGTACCTACATAGTTAGAATCAACTGCTTCACCTTGAGTAACTGCCTGAGCGATAGTATCACCACCATCTGTTGCATCACCAATAAAGAATGCATCTTCTCTAGCCTCTACCATATCAGTTACTTTATCAAACACATAAGAATGTAATCTTCTTACAACACCAGGTACAGATACCAAGTTGATATCGAAATCATCTGGATTAGATACTGCGTTAATTGCTTTTACATAAGCAACTGAACCTTGTGCAGTTGAAGTTGATAAATCAAATCCTTGTGAGTTTCCAGCACCCCAATCAGAATCACCATATTTAGCTTTTTTGATTGTTGGAGTAACACCATCGAATCCTTCTTGGAATCCAACGATAAACTGTCTTTGGTTTATTGTTGCTGCCGTATCAGATGTAGATATTGTATATCCAAAGTTTTTAGTTGAAACAACACCACCTACGATTGCAGTAAATGCTGCATCGAATGAGAAAGCAGTATTTGCTCCTTGTGTTGCACTATTTGGAATTGGTGCTAAGTAACTAGCATTATCAATCTTAACTACTGCAGTTTCTAAATCAATACCACTATATTGTACTGAGTTAGATGCTGTGTTGTTTTCTGAACCTGTAGCGAATATTACAGCAGGAACCATATTTTCTGTTCCATTACCACCAACATAAATTGGGTTGTAATATTTTGCGTGTCCAAATGGTGCTGCAGTGATTGGGAATGAACCTTCTTCTTTACAGTCAACTCTTATAAATGATGAATAGTTTCTGTAATCACCATTTTCAGTTTGTTTACCATCTGAATCAATTGTTAAGTTTCTATCACCAATTACTTTTTTGATGTAGTTAGGTGATGCAGGGTCTAAATTAACATTATTAAATGTTTCTAGTACATTTGTTCTCTTGTTAGTATCTGAGTACTTTCTAACTGCAATTGAGAATGTTGCGTAATCAGTTGCATTTGATGCACCAGCTGCTTTTACATTAAAGATTGCAATTTTATATTCTTTGTTGTAGTTATCACCATCACCTAAAGTATGGAATCTAAATAGGTCATGTCTTTCACCCGAAATCAATTGTGATTGTATCCAAGGAGTTGATGCGTGTGAAATAGAACCATCACCATTACTACCAGAGAATGATTGTTGAGCACCTTCAATAAGTACTACTTGTGAACCACTGTCTGAAATATAAGTTGTTTGGTCTGTTGCTGCTTTTTCAAAATATTTGTAAGCATAAGCATTTTTAGAACCTCTTGCGTTACTTCCAAATACATCTGAAATATCATTTCCAGCTGAAGGTAATACCGATGCTGAAATTGAAGTTCCAAGATTAGAACCACTTATGTTAAATGCTGATGATGATACTTGTGAATCAATAGCGTTAGTTGCTGATGGGAAACCAGTATCTTCAGCCCCATTATGTGTTGGGTGAAGAGATGCTACAATTTTTTGTCCTCCATCTGAACCACTTATTGATATAAAAGCGGGTGCCTCTACTACTTGTCCGTCTGTGTTTCCAACACGAACAATAGTTACAGTTCCTGCTTCTCTGAGATAGTTTTGAACGGTATATCCTGTATAATAATCTCCATTAGGTACACCGAAAATTTCTTCGAATTCTGATTGTGTATTTACAACGGTTGGAACGAAAGCAGGTCCTTTATGAAAAGGTCCTATAATTGCTGCTCCTATTTCTCCAATCCCTTGTGCTAAGAAAGAAAGGTCATTTTCTCTCGTAAATACACCAGGTGATACAATTTTTTCTGCCATTTTTATTACTCCTTGTTAATTTTTGTATATTAATACTCTTATATAAGTATAAATAACTTTTTCCAAAGATTATTTTTTATCCTCGGAAGAGTCTGTTTTTTCTTCATTTTCTTGTGGAATGAATGTATTTGTGTTTGGGTCGTAGTTTCCATCACCATATTTTTCATTCAAACCTTTGAAAATTTCTTGTTCTAATGTAACAAGATTTCCATGTTTCTCAATTAATTCCTTTTCCAAATTTTCTAACTCAGATAATCTTCTTTGTTTTTCGATTTGAACCTGTCCTAATTGTGTAAATACACCAGCTACATCTTGTCTTAACTGATTTATTTGTGAAACTTCTTCTTCTGTAAACTTAATTTCGTTTGCCATTTTGATATATTTTAGTTAACTTTCTGTATATATAAATATATAGTTTTTTTCAAAACATAAATTATGAAACTGTAAATTCTAATGTTGAACTATAAGAACTTATTAATCCATTAGTTCCATACTGTCTTACTCTTGCATATCGTGTACCAGTCCCTATATCAAATGAACCAGCATCGGTAGTTGTAACAACTGTTGTTTCAGACCATTGTGTTTCATTAATAAGTGGTGAACTGAAATCTGAATTGTTATCGATTTGTACATCATATACATCGTTTGTACCATCACCACTCCATGAAAGAGTTAATGTACCATTTGTCCATGCTAATGAAGTTGGTGCATTTGGTGCTGTTTCATCTGTATGAGTGTTTCCACCTTTGTTATGTGTTATATACCCATTTACAAGATAAGTATCATCTTGTTCAACATCAATTGAAACAATCTCAACTGTTTTTTCAACTACTTCAATAGAATCAATGTTAATTTCGGTAATTGTACCAGAAACATCTCTAATCAATTTATCGTTAGTATTGATATTAAACATCTCTTTGAATCTATATTCATCATCTGCTCCATCTTTAACTAACATTGGGTGTTCTGATGTTGCAGTTACTTCACCATCGTTAATATCGTAATATTTGTTAGCAAATGAATATGTAATACCAACAAGTCTTACATCTTTTGCTGTCGTTCCTAATGTATCAGTTGACCATTCTAGGAAGTTTGATTCATCAGTACCTAAACCTGTGATAGAATAACCTTGTAGTAAATCTCCTTCTTCTAAATCTCCTACCTCTACAATTGTTCCATCTGCAAGAGTTACAGGTGAATCAATAGTTAAACATAATGCTGCTGAGTTTCCATCATACGAATCTACTGAATAAACAGTTTTAGTTCTTGCACTATTATAATTTGTTGCATGGTCATTATAAGTATCTGCATAAGTTACAGAAAGAGTATGTGATTGTGCACCCATTAGTGAAGTTTGTGAACCAGCACCTTGTGGGTTCATAGCACCAATTGTTATATCATTTTGATAATCTGCACCTGCCTCTAATGATAACCATCCTGCAGTATCTCCTGCTGAATTATAAGTTGGTGATACTGCCCATGTAAAATTACCTGCTTTTGATTTTAAAGTAGAAAACTTATTTCCTTCACCACCAAACCCTAATGTGTATGTTTCAGTTGTAGATTCAACTGCATAAGTATAACCAGTAATTGAACCTACTGAATCGATACCATATGCAGACATAGAAACAATTGTTCCTGCACTGGCATTTAGAGCATTTAAAGAAACTCCACTACCAGTATCAGTTGTTCTAACTGCAGTACCTAAATTTTTTAAACTAAGTGCGTCACCTGATGAAATAGTTGCCATATATGAATTCCTATATATTATAAATATTAAGTAAATCTTTTACCCATTCTTCTTTATCGGAAAATCTTTCAATCATAAATGATTTAATTTTATTAAACCATTTTTTCTTTTCTTCATATGGGGTTTCACTTAACCTTATATAAATATCTTTAAATTGTTTTTTAGATGAAGCTCGATAAGGATATTCTAAATCTTCACACCAAGTTGTATGAATAATTGGTATTTTACCATAATCAACTGCCTCAAATATTCCATAACCAAATGGTTCATCATTGAAACATGAATGAGAGATTCCCCAATCCATAT